TACCGTCGTCTTGTAAATAATAATAATTGCCTCGTGATAATCCGGAAAAACCTTTAATAACAATACCCACGCTACAAACACATTTAGCAAACTCGCCGGATCCCACGTTTTCGCCTAGCAAAACAAAGCCTACAAAATCTAATTTGTCCTCGTCGTTAGCGTCGCATAGCCCTAACCAGCCGCTAGTTTTATCTATATAAACCGGCTTAGGTACACTACTAGCGTCTATTGCCTCGGCCGTAGGTATCTCTATTACATTGTCGCGTAAATAACCGTAGTCCGTATTTATATCCTCGCTAATACCGTCCCCGGCTGTATATTGTGTGTATGGTGTCCCCATATAATTATATTTAGCTAATTGTTAGCGTCCAGTCTATAGTCAAAGTTTCGGTTAAACTTTTATCAACGTCTATAGCAACGTGTGATAATAAAATACCAGTATCTACGGAGCCGGTACCATTAGAAAATACCCCGGCCTCGTAATAATGATCGCTGTCCTCCGTCGCGTGATAAAACCCGCTACAATATCCTAAATTAGCGGCGTTAGTTTTACTCGCTACTGTGTTACGGTAAACCTCTGTCCCTAGTGTGCTATCGCCGTTAGCCGGGGCCGTAGCGTCCGTACCTAGCGCTATGTGAGTAACTAACATTGTATTGTCTGGTGTCCCGGTAGAGGCAAATAAATTATTAACTACCATTGTCCGGCCGACGGTAGGTATTAAATTCTCAACGGCAAATTTTTCTATTTGGCAACGTCTATTTAGATCCCTAATTAGTGGCATTACATCAATACCTTTGGCCCTAAATTCGTTTATTTTTTCCATTAACCGCCATTGATCCGGGGTTTTTATTTTTGCTTTTGTAAATAAATATTTACCAACTAATAAGCCTTGCTCTTTTCTGGTTTTTTTTATATGTTTTATTTGCATATTTTTAAATTAATATTAACCTATTTTACCACCGCCGGCGTCTTTACTGCCTCCTATACAAAATAATCTTTTAAATCCAGCCGGTGTATATGGCCCTACTACAAACTCTACGGCATAGTCTAGCGCTTGCGCGGTAGAACTTTCCCCTATGGTTGCGGTTTCCGGTTGTAAATTATGCGCTGTCGAAGTACTAGCTACATCACTTAATGTCATTTCCTCGTCCGGGTAACTTTCCACTAGATCTATAATTTCGTCCTCTGCTATAGTAATGTCTTGCGTTTCACGTAATATTAATTTTTGTAAAACACTCACTAAATCGGCCGTGCGGGTAGTAATTAAACTAACACTATAAATTAATGTTGTCGGACTAAGTAATTTAGTAGTTACTTTATTTATAATAAAATATTCGTCTATCCCTAAATTTGTGCTATTAACCCGGATCCTCTGGCCCGCCAATAGCCCGGCCGTAGTAGTAACAAATTCTCCCTCGCTTAGAGTTTCGCCGTACGCTTTCATTTCTCCCTCTGCGCGTTGCCTAGCGCCCTCCTTACTATCTATTGTATTATCTACTATTAAATGCTCGTACTCCCCGCTCCCTCCCTCTAGGGTGGCCATACTATTGATATAATCTGTATTTCTAATTTTAACTATAACCGGTAAATATGGTTTTCCGCTTACTCGCATTGTAGCGGCCGCGCTAGGTTTATCGGCGTCTTTAAATCTAATTAATTTTTCTGTAAAATTATGCAACGCGTCGTAGTCGTCGGCCTCATTTAAATAATCTTGTCCTACATTCAATACATTACCGGATAATGTACATTGAAATTCGCTGTACTTATATGGTATATCATATATTGATCTAATACCGTCGGCCTCTATTTCGGTTGTAAATTTTGATCCTAAATATTCTCCCCCTCTAACTACTATACTATTGCGGACTTGGCTATTGTCGCGCCTAATTTTTAGAGATCCTTTTATTAATGTACCGTTATCGTCTTGAATATCTACCGGCGCGTCTACTGTTTGCTGTGCAAAAAAATGTATATCCTTGTCATAATCTACGTACCAATCATAACCCAGCAACCGGGCTAACTCATTTAAGCATTGACTGATCGTTTTATAATTAAATCCTACATAATCTACCATTACCGGGGCCACTACGTTAGTAGTAGTAAAGCCGGCCGGGGCATAATCTGTTATTATACTACTTATAACTTCGGCGGCCGTTTGATTTTCAAAGCTATCCGGGACTAATTTTTGATCTAACAAGCGGGTATAATCGGAGCAAGTAATTTTATGCACAACTAGACCTCCCGCTATCTGATCCGTTTGTATTTTTATAATAATCCCTCCAAATATTTTAGATCCGTCCTTTTGCATTATTACCTCTTGGCCGGCTACCGGAGTATAGCTGTCGCCCGCGTGTGATCTAATACTAAAAAAAAAGCTATCTATTCTCTGTGTAATAATATTTTCTATTTGAAAACTCGGGCCGTACTGTACGGATTTTATTTTTTCTACCGCGTTTATGGTTAAAGATAAGCTCATACATAAAAAATAATTAATCAAAGCCGCATATTATTACTAAGCTCGTCTACAATTTGTTTGCCTATTATTTCTCCGGCGCTTTGATCTAATAATGTATTACCGGTAACATATATATTAACACTACTCCCTACTCTCTTAGCGCTACTATCTTTATGCGTAGGCAAAATAGTTTCCCCGCCGTGTACTACTGCTAATTGAGCGGCCCCTTTTGGCCCGGGTACTACCCCCCCACTATCAAAACTCATTCCGCCACCTCCACCAAAGCCCCCGGGTATACTATAACGCATACTTGCCTTGTACCATTCGGCCGCTTTAATAATTAACCGCTCATATTTATAAATTAATGTACCCAGTACATCAGCTACTTTATTAAACCAAACTATCCACTCGCCGGCTATTAATATTCCATTTTTTAAACCTTTGCTAACTAATGGTAATATCTTTACTCCTAACTGTATTAATTGCGTGTTTAACTGATTTTTTAATATTTGATATTGCGCGGCGTAAGCCTCGTTTTGTTTTTTTACGGCGTCATTCAAAGCATTGGCGCCGGTTTTCATATCACTATATATCCCGGTAACTTGCTCCCCGGTACTTCCCATTAACATTAATACGGCATTTAGAGCCTCGGCGCTACCAAACATTTTGGCTAATTGTTGCTCGTTGCCTCCGGCCTCGTTTGCCAATAACCGGAGCGTATTAGCTAGACCATTATTTTCTACTTGTGATTTTATGCTAGTAATATTTAATTTAGTTAATACCTCTTGCATTTCCTTAGTCGGTTTTTGTAGGTTAGTCATTGCGGCCCGGATCTGTGTATAGGCTACGCTCGCTTGTAAACCGCTAGTAGTCATACCGGAAGTGATAGCCATTAACTCCTCAAACTCTACACCCATAGCATTAGCACTCGGGGCTACTTGGCCAAATCCTTGCGCTAGGGCCGTTACCGTTGTCTTACCATTTTTTACTGCTTTAAATAATACGTCGGCCACTTTGCCACTCTTAGCGGCGTTTAATCCAAAAGCATTTAAAGAGGAAGTCATTAAATCCGTCGCCTCTTGGGTACTACCTAAACCACCTACGGCAAGCCTAGCGCTATTTTCTAATACGTCCATAGCTCCGGACGCCTCAACTCCCGCGCTCCTAATATCGTATAGAGAGCCGGTTAGTTCGTCTAGTGCTACCGGTACTCTATTGCCCATATCTAATATTTCTTTTTTCATATCCTCCATACTCTCGGTATTAGTATCTACTAATGTAGCTACGTTTTGCATTGATTTTTCAAACATCATTGCCGCGTCTGCCGCTTTTTTGCCTATAGCCAATCCCATAGCTCCGGCCGCAATTCCTATTCTTTTCATATTTTTAGCCGTTTCCTTTGACATTACATTAGTATTTTTCATTTGCCTATTCAAAGAATTGAACGCGGCCTCAGCGTTATTTTTTGCGTTTATTACTAACTGTAAATCGAATTTCGTAGCCATAGTTATAAGTTACTATTTTTTTCTCGGCGTATTTCGTCGTCCTGTACCTCCCGCTCTAAATTTATTATCAATAAAAACTCCTCTATTTTTTGGCTATCTTGTCGCTCTAATTGCTCCGGCGTCCAGCCAAAAGTTTTGCATAATACATAATCTATGTATTCCTCGGGAGCGCGGGCGTCCTTGTCGCCAGATAAAAATTTTTTCAAGGCGCCCGCTAAATGTTTGGGAGTACTTTTTTATCAATTTCTTTTATAGCATTTCTAACTAATTCAAAATCCCGATCTTCCATATTATCAAAAGCCTCTATGCTAACCGGTACGTCCTTACCGTCGATAATAATTTTTTCAGTCATTCCTATTGCGGCCGCGTCGTTAGCACGATCTATAGCGTCAATACCTAAACCGGTTACGCTACCGTCGTCTTGTAGTTTTGCATTTTCTACCACGGCCTTGTTAATGGTTTTTTTTAATCCGCGCGTAATGATCTCCCTAATGTGTACCTCCCCATTTGATATTTTTATTACTTTACTCATATGGTTATATACTTGATCGCTCGTTAGTAATAGTTAAATTATTAATTACATTACCGTTAGTCTGGTCGAATAGGGCTGTGAAATTAACTGTCTGTTTAGCTATCTTGTCCAATGCTCTAATTGGCTCCCACGCGTCGAAGTCTACCCGGCTAAGATCTATTAAAAAGTCCGGGTTTTGTGTACCACTACCAATTATTTCGTTAGTGTTAGTTAGCTGTAACCGGAGGGCCTTATAATCTCCGTCTAGTACATAATCCCGGTACGTATCATTTTCAAGGTTTAACTCGATCTCGCCACTAACCTCAATAAAAGTATTTAGAATATCGTTACCCTGTATAGTACCGCAGTTTTCGTCCCGCATTAGATTTTGTTTAATCCGGAGAGTAATACGTTTAAATGGGATTTTAGTAGCGGCCGCAAGGTTGCCGGTTAAGGCGGCAATTTTTAATGTAGCGTGCCTACCTAAAAATTTATATCCGATATTGTCTGTAAAGTCCGAAGTATTGGAGCTATCAGTATGCGGCTGGGCAAAAATATCTACTATTCCTTTTACCACGTCGTCCGGGACGATTGTAATAGTTAAACTATCAACCATTGCTAGCTTGTGCATTATATCCCTGTCCGGATCTTTTAATACCATAGCTAGGCTATCGTGCTGGGCCTCATTACTAAGGCTTAACGTATGCGTATGTGTATCGTCGCCGTTAGCCGCCGTACTTACGGAGCCTAGTAAATTTAATAAAAAGAGGGCCATACTTTCATTAAAAAAGTCTAGCTCTATACTACCCTCGGCGCGTTTTAAAGCTACCGGGGCAACGTTACCGGCGCCGTCTATAGTGCCGTAATCAAGCCTAGATCTGGCCTTTACTACGGTATCTCTAATGTTTTCGCTGGCTTTAGGTACCCATACGGAGGGAGCTACCCCGGCGCCCCGCACGGCCTCTACGCCTAAACCTAATTTAACCAATCGTCCTATAAATTTTGACATACAATTATTTATTATTAAGTTATTAATTCTGTATCAATCTCAAAATGACAACGTATATTTATCTCTGCTACCCTGTGGCTAACCTCCCTATCTATATATCCCCACGCGCTAGGCGCGGCCTCCATATAAAGAAAACTGTAGCCGGCCGGCGTAGCAAGTCCGGATAAATCCCAGTTTTTATCTAGATCATCAAGTACACTATCTACTAATATCCTCATAGCCTCCTCTGCGTTCTCTATACTAACCTCCCCGCCTCGTTCATTAAATATCCTTAGCATAAAGCCGTAAGCCCGGCCGTTCTCTGTAGTAGTATCAAAATCGCTTTCGTTTCCGGAGGGAGTTAAGGTAACAAACGGATCCCCGGTAAATTTTTCAGTTTCCACTAAATACACGTCCTCGATATTATCGTTTGCTTTTATAATATCTCTCAAAAATTTTGCTAATTCTTCCCACATAAATTATTTTAACCTTTTTAATTGTCTATTTACATTGTCGCGGAGCAACCGGTTAATGCTGGCCTCGGCTTTTTTAATAGCTATTTCCATATATGGCTTACCCCCGGCCGGTGTTCTCGCCTTTCCTCCACCCCGGATCCGGTAAGTTTTACCACCTATTACCTGTACTCCCTCGTGGATCCATACTGCATATTTTGTTTTAGGTTGGATTGTGGCTTGCGTAAAATTAAATGTCGTATAAATACTAGCCCGGAGCCTCCCGGTATCTACCGGCGTCGCTATCTTTGCCTCCCGCTCTATCAAATACGCCGCTTTTTTTAATCCGTCGTCTAGTGCTATTTGTAATAATCTCGGCGCCCGGGTAGCTAGTTGCTGTACCTTTTTACCTTTTACGGTTAATGATAAATCCATATTAATTTACTTCCTCAATTATTACTTTTTGAAACTCGATTGCGCCGCCGTCGCTATGTGTGGTAACTCCTCCTCGCTTTACTCTATAATATTTACCAGTAAAATAATCTCGTAGCCTATCGTGTTCTTTAATATCTATCCCGGCGTCGGCAAAAATCATAAAAGTTTTACCCATTACTCCCCCCATAAGTGCCGTTTTTTCGGCCCCTATAGGCTGTAGATTAACTTTTGCGCCGGTTACGGTACTATATATACCCTTAAACGTCCCTCCCACCGCTACGCGCCGGCTAATAATTATACTACTTGTTGCTAAATGTGCTAATTTCATATTTCAATATCCCTATAATGATCTAATATATTATAAATTCCTAGCGGATCCGCTACCTCGTCAATCTCTTTAAATGTAAAACTTAGATCAGCTACTTTTTGCGATTTTATCGGGCCGCCTTTTAATGGTTTTTCTATAATTTTGGCCGCTAACATTGTCGCGCATAATTCTACGTCGGCCGGTACGCTGGTATCTACTTGAAAATACGCCGTTACTTTTATACTCCGGATCCGTTTAGGAAAACTCCCCGCGCTAGAATTATCAGTTAATACCAATCTTTGTTTTTCGGTTTCATTTAATGGGTAGGCTAAATAATCGTTACCGTGGCCCTCCTCTAGCGTATCTCTCGTATCGCCGTCCACCTCTAGTATGCTTACCTCGCTAGGCGTACCGGTAAAACTATCAATAATAATATCGCTAGATCCGTCGCCGTCATAATATTTAGTAGTTTCGGCCGCCGCCTCAAAAGTTTTCCCGGTGTAATTGTCAATCCATTTTTGTACTCCCGCTATTACTGTAGTAATAAAAGCGCTTAGGCCGCTAATATCTACGCCTAAGTATTTTTCTATATTACCCTCTGTGGTATAGGCCATATATTTAAAATTAATCTGTTAATTTTTTTGTATAATTGTCGTCCTGTGTATCGGAGCCTCCCGGTTTTTTACCCTCAAAATAATTTGCCGCATTAAATGTCCCCGGTTTTTTTCCGTTATAAATATCCTCTGTAACATCAAAAATTAAAGTTTTTAATCCTTGTTCAAAATCAGTTACTATGCTATCAGTAATATTTAAACTGTCGGTTAAGTCTTTTATAAAAGTTACAATTCTGCTAAAACTATCAGTTATGTTTTGTACGTCCTCTAAATTTTTTAATAATAATATTTGCGCGTCTATACTATCCGTTATGTTTATACTATCAGTTATATTTTTGCCGGTACTTTTTTCTATTGTATCAATAATAGTAAATGCGTCGCTCAAAGTTTTTATTATATCAGTTCTAAAGCTATCAACTATATTTAAAGTATCGGATAAATTTTTACCGGAAACTTTAGCTAGAGCGTCTACTATATTTAATGTATCAGAATAATTTAAATTTATTCCCTTTGCTATACTGTCGGCTAATATTATACTATCGGATAAATTTTTGACTATAGTTTTTATTTCGCTATCGCTAATTGCTACTATATCGCTAATATTTTTACCTATCGTTTTTTCGGCTATTTCCGCAATACTTAAATTATCACTCAATGCCCTTACGTATTGTACAGTCTTAGCTAAACTATCTACTAAATTCATAGTGTCGCTAATATTTTTTTCAACTACTTTAGTTATTGTATCGGCTAATATTAAATTATCACTAATATTTTTTTCTGATCCTTTACTAATACTATCTGCTATATTATGGGTGTCGCTTAAATTTTTATCAACTACTTTGGTTATACTATCGGTTATATTAAAACTTTCGCTTAAACCTTTTTCGTGATCCGTGCCGGCTGTTGAATAAGTTGCATAAATAGAATAATATAAGGAGCTGTTATTTAGGTTCATCGGATTTGGGAACGTTGGCCACGAAATTTGGCCGTATCTACCTTGATCAGCGTCCCCTCCACTATCATAAGCCCTATAAACTTGTTTATTACTTTCGCCGTCATATATAACGGCAATTAAATAATCAGTATTGCTACAAGACAATGTTGTAGAAATGTTAGAAACTACCCACGCCCAATCGCTACCCAATGCCTGACTATCGCCTTGCGGACTTAATAATGCCTCAGTACTCTCTGTATATAATGCCCCTTTCATATTAGTTGATGTATCGCCATATTTTGTATAAAAAGAAATTGAAGTTACCGTACCACTCACTCCAGGGTTACCGCTCGTCGCTCTTAAAGTATCTACAGTATCATTTCCGGTAGAGCCTCCAATGCTTGTATATCCAAAAGTTGGATCAATAATTACAGGATAAACTGCCGTGTCTAAAAATTCTTGCGGGATAATAATAGTAAGTATTTTTTTATCAACATTAATATTTAATTCTCCCCAAATTTCTTTACCGTCTTTATCAATTATTTTAGGCCGGTAAATATGAAATGCCTTGCCGGCGCGGTAATTTTGCATTTTTATTTCTTTCCCCACCTCATTATAAACATTTTTCATTTTAGAATAATCGCCAGCTTTACTATTATGATAAACTGCATAACTCCCTATCACATTTTCCGGCCGCTCATTTCCCTCATCTTTTTCCTCTTTTGTTAATTCCCCTTGATAAAAAAAATCAAGTCCTTTGGTTTCTATACTCATTTGTATAATATTGCTTTTCGGTTTTTTCTTTAATAAAATTTCAAATTCATACGCTCCGGTTTCTTCATTAAACCCGCCTTTATCGTAAAAATGCGCCTCTATATCTTTTTTAATGTACTTAATTTTTTCTTTTTCTGTAATAATTTGCGGCTCGGTTGCCTCCTCGTCAATCAATCTAACACTTAAATTACACTCGTTGTCCCAACGCTTTATTTTAACCTGTGGTAAAAAATCGTCTTGCAATAAGTCCCCTATTTCGGTTTCAAATTTATTCCTTTCCTCCCCCACCTCTTTAGCAATAAAAGTATTACGATCGGTGGTATACCGCTCGTCTATTTCAACGGTTTTTTGTAGCGGTATATCTAACATATATTATTAGCTAGCGCCGAAAGTGATAGTCCAATTAATTTGCAATGTATCACTAGCTCCCTTATTAATTGCCGAAAAACTAGCGTAACAAAACATACCCGGGCCACTCGCCGCGTTAAAAATCCCGGCCTCTGTAATTGCCGCCGTAGCGTCGCCAGCCGCCCAGTCGCCTACTACTACTATGTCATTATCAGCCGCTCCGGATCCTTGCGTATTTGAAGTGATCGCGTTCCGATCGTTTTCGGTAACTAAACTATTATTACTAGCTCCGCCACCGGTACCAGTCCCTACGGCCATATGTGATATACCAGTATCGCCGCTATCACTCATTTGATCGGCCACTAATCTATCGCCAAACGTAGTAATAGTATTAGGTGTACGCCTAATATCTTTTACTAGCCGCTTGTCTTTTATATTGCCGTCTGGCCCGCGTAGTATTAACTCTACGTGTCCGGCAATACCTAGCTTGCTTTTGTATTCCTCTTTTTGCATATGTTTAATTATAAATTATTTTAATAAAAGTTTATCCGTTAAGTTTAATTATAAATTACCAGTCTTTCTCGGCGTCCTTGATTTTAGCCTTTGCGTCGGCTAGTTGTCCGTCCTTGTATTCGCTTATGGCCTCCTCGTTGCGCTCCACGTCGCCCGCGCGCATATGGCGGCAAGCTCGTTTAAATTCAAGCTCTACCTCGGCCCCGGCCTCTAGCATTAAACCACTTAGCATAAATGGCCTAATAATTTTAACTTTTAAATAGCGATTATTGGGGGTTTTTGGTGTCCCCTGTGTCGTCAAGTTTTTTTCCTCTGACATATTTTTTTAATTTAGCATTAGATCGCCTAACCATTTTATCGGTTATACAAGACAACCAATTTATAGACGGACTAATGACTTTATTATTTAATTTGCTATTTTTAATTTCCATATTGTAGCGCCGGGAGGCCGACGCTAACATATGTAAACTAAGGTAAAGTCTACGGTATAGATTGCAAGCACTTAATAGCGTTGCCCCAAACGACGTTACCGGCTACACGCTCGACTACCCGGATAGCTGTTTTATCCTCTTTAAAGGCGGTAGTTTCGTGCTGTGA